TTTAATGTCATCAATTCTTTTAAGCATCTTAACTGCACCTGCTGTATCTCCAGTTGCCTGTAAATATTTAGCAAGTTTAGCTAGGTCTTCAACATTGTTTTGATCAAGTTTAGACATAGCCATACGTATCTTATCCATTGGTGTGCTTTGTCCACTAAGCATACCTACTTGTCCACGTTGCATAGGTGCAGGATTATTAGGATTAACTCCTCCTTTAAAAAACTGAGCCAAGTCTATATCAATATTAGCCATTTTTAATATCCTCCATAGGGGTTATAGGAACCGCGTTCTTCATCATCGTCACTGCTTCCACCTCCACCAAAGAGTCCTCCTAATCCACCCAATATGCTTTCTAGTAAACCCCCTCCACCTTGATCAAGGTCAACTCCAAAAAGCTGTGATATTAAAAGTTCTTCTGTTGTTGGCTGTGAGCCAAGCAAGTTTTGCATGAGTCCTTGACGCTGTGCTAATTCTATATCATTAGCCATCTTAGCACCGCCCATGTAGGACTCAATACCTGCCGCACCTAGTTGACTATAAAGATTAGCCCCCTGTAAATTACCTTGGCTTGCAAACTGTGCAGGTACTTGGCTTTGTCTTAGCAACTCAAGGGCTTGCTGTTGTGGCATATAACCTGCCTGTAGCATTCCTGAGCCTAAGCCTAGTCTTCCTTGCTGTAGTGCTTGTTGTATCTGTGCGCTAGACATATCAGAACGCTGTAGATTTAATAGGTCTTCTAGTTGCTGTCTACCCATTGTGTCACTTGCTTGTGTCCCTGTAAGACCTAAGTTAGCTAAGGTAGTACCTCGTCCAATACCTGCGGTCTCAAGATCAGAAGCCATACCTGCAAGATTACCTGCTGTTGTACCTGCGGTAGTAGCACGAGACAGTCCTTCACTTTGCAACTGTGATTCAATCTGCTCTGCGCTTAAACCTAAGTTAGACAACTGTGTTGCTCGTGACTGTGCCGCAGATTCTATATCTGAGGAAGTACCTGCGAGTCCTGTAGTAAGTCCTGTTAATGCTTGTGCTGTACTAACTCCTTGCTGTTGCTCTGTCATAGCTTGCTGTCTAGCTGACAGACCTGCACGAGCCATTGCTTCCTGACGAGCAGTTTCCATAGCTAAGAGTTCTGGGGAAGCTCCACCATAAGCGGCAGAGGAAACACCAGTACGTCCTTGAGCCAACATACGCTCCTCTAAAGCTAAACGCTGACGTTCTTCTTCAGGAGTCTGTGTTGCTCTAATAGACTGATAGATGTCAGCTTGTCTTTCCTCTGGTGACATAAGCAAGCCTTGTCCTGCTTGACCTGCTAGTCCTGCGTACTGTGAACGTAAAGCCTCTATGTCTGTAGGCGCAGACACATCCCCTAAACCTTGACTACCTAGTTGTAGTGCTTGGTCTCCTAATCCACCAATAGCTTCATTAGGTTGCTGACCTAAGTAACTACCAACTTGTCCTGCAAATTGACCACGTAGTTGATTAAGGTCATAAGGCTGTCCTGCCCTTCCAAACTGTTCCTGTGCGCCTGAGATACCTGCTTGAGTTAAACCTTCCAAACCAGTAGGTTGTCCGTACTCACCTAGTGATTGACCAAACAGACCACCCATTGCTCCACGCTGTGCGGCTAAAGAAGGATCATAGTCACCTACCTGTCCAAAGAACTGACCTGCCTGTCCCAGTGCTTGCTCTTGCATTGCTCGTTGAGCAGGACTTAGGTTTACGTTATAACCGCCTCTAGGATCAGTCTCTACTTGAGCAAGATTACTTGTAACCGTGTAGGGTTTGAACTGAGAACCTTCTGCGGCTTGACGGCCTAATTCTTGAGCCATCTCCATTCCTGCCATTCCTGCACCATAGGCATTCTCAGCACCTTTCTGACCTAAGTAATAATCCCCTGCTCCTCGTAAAGCCCCCATCCAATCACCAGAGAATAAGCCACCTAAAGCTGAACCCAAGTAACCTGAGTTATTACCAGAATAATCTAAACCGTTAGGTAAAGTTGTTGGGTTGTAAGGGTTTGAATCGTAAGTATTAGCACCACCAGAGGTATCAAAGTACCCACCTGTGTTGTTACCGTTAGTTAGTACAGGGTCGTTAGCTATGCCTGTTGGCGGTACGTCCTGTCCTGTTTGTCCTAAGTTAAGATCAGGATAACCAAAATTTCCCATTGATGACCTAACCCAACTACTTCCTTCTGGTGGTGAGTATCCCCCATCAGGAGCCATATAAGTTTCACCAGTATCAGGGTTTTCCCAAGGAACCATAGCTAGACTAGCCATACCATCACCTCTAGTAAAACCAAAGTTATTACCCCCACCGCCTTGTGGTAAAGCAGGAGTTATCGGAAAGCCACCACCAGTAATAGGTTGTTGTTGTACCATAGACCGCTGACGCCTCTGGTCATTAAATGATTTCCCTCCGTGGGCAGGATTAGGTATGTTACGGTGATCTGGATTGTTGAATGGGTCAAAATCGTCAGGCAAGCCTAGTTTTCTTCTATTAGCTATCAAAGCATCCTTTTGCTCTTGAGTTGGCCCTCCTCGGTAACGCATATCGACTGCCAGATCACCCTGTGATTGTCCTAACTGTGGATCAGAGAAAAGACTTGAATTTACCTGCTTATCATTGCCCGTCATCCGTCCAATCCCTGACTGCATTTGACCCCTATTTTGTAAACGACTTTGTAACAAACCCTCTCTTTGAATTGGTGAGGCCATTAGTAAGTCCCTCCAGAAATAGTAGCGGCTGTTAGTGTGCCTGTTATAGTTACGTTATCCGCTGTAACTGTCCCTGTAAACGTAGGACTACCTGTGTTAGCTTTAGTTGCACTAGCTGTTGCTATGTTATTAAACTCAGTATCTATCTCTGTTCCCTTGACAATTTTATTAGGGTCTCCTGTACTTAGAGCGTCCTTAGTTGCAAAGTTAGTTGTCTTGATATAGTTGGACATTAAATAAGTCTCCCTAGTAAAGCGTGTATGTCAATTTTTTGAATGGAAAATGGAGAAGCGTTTATCTCTGCTTCAATGCCTACAGTTACAACTTCTCCGTTACCACTAGTGTTTACTCTTGGAGTGTTGACTTCTATATGCGCTGTGTATTCACGGTCTGTATTATATTCTGAAATGCCATATTCAGCTATAGCACTTGATCCTATAACAAATACTTGCTTTGTATAAGCCTCAGTATAGTCATATCCCCAGTTAAGAGTAGTTGTAGTATTCTGACCACCTACAATAACTAAGTTAAACTTCTTTAAAAACTTAAGGTTTGATGTATTACCAAAGTCAATAGGATTACTAAAGTACCTTAACTGATACTTAGTAGTACCATCTAAGTAATTAGAATACTTAACAACACCAGAGGTAATACCTATGTATAACTCTCCAGTTTCTAATACTGTAAAAGATAAAGGATTTAAAGAAGACCAAGTAGTTGCTCTGTTAGAACCATCCTGCATAGCTGTTCTCATGTCAAAGCAATAAACTAACTTACTGTTGGGTAGAGTTAGCAAATAAAAAGCATCTTCAGGAGAGTAAACAGATTTAATAGGCAATGTTTGTTCAGGAATTAAAGCTAACAAATCATTCCTTACATTCTTACTAATGTCTCTCATTGGTAAAGACTTTTCTTGTATTGTCCTACCAAAACTACGCACACCTGAAGCTGACAAAAAGATAATGTCAGTACCTGTTTGCTGTACTGAATCACGAGCTATACAACCAATGCCCTCTATCGTGTCTGTAAGGGTCATATTAGCAGGAGAAGTAGCTCCTGAGTACACAAGTATAGACTTCTTTCCAAAGATGATTAGAAAGCCATTGTGAGCCTCTAAGGACACTATCTCATCAAAGCCTGTGGGCCATACAGTAGTAATGTCTATTGAGCCAGAAGAACCTCCTGACCAACCATGACCTACTAATAAATCAGACCAGTAGACTGTGTGCTTGTTTCCTGTAATGTCTGCTACCCAAAGTCTACCAAAGGCAGACAATACTTCATTACCTCTAGGTGCTGTCCCTGTGCTGTGTGAGTGGCTTGAGAACTTCTCAAGAACACCTGATCCACTTTCATCAGTATATATTAAAGGTTCATGGCCTATTTGAAAAAAGTAAGCATGGTTTGCTAAGGATACTATCTTCCAGTTATTAGCTGTAGGCGTATAACCAGAAGGAGTAATATCTACTAGTGTTGTAGTACCCTTGAATATCTTATTGTTACCTGCTGAAAATA